TTTGATAAAATGGTCGATATTAAAATGGAAGAGTTCTACAAAGAGGCGATGGAACAACCAGGACCTCACGGGTAACTTATGTATAATCAAACTATAGCAAAGCTCTTAGCAAAAGAAGATATTACCATCCAACATGGTAACTATCACACTGCTTGGTTCGATGTTCAGAATAGGATCCTAGGTCTTCCTCTTTGGAAAGATATGGGTAAAGATGTTTATGATCTACTAATCGGTCACGAGGTAGGTCATGCACTTTATACTCCCTTCGATGGATGGCATGATAGCCCTGAAAAACTTGAAGGTGCACCTAGATCTTATTTAAACGTGATCGAGGACGCGCGTATAGAGCGATTTATCCAGAGAGATTATCCTGGATTAGTTGGTCCTTTCAAAAGAGGTTACCAAGGGCTTGTTCGTGAACAAGGATTCTTCTCTGGACTGGATTCTATAGAATGGGATCAAACTAAGCTTATTGATAAGATTAATATCAAAGCCAAGCTTAGAAATACAGTCACTGTTCCCTTCACAGTGGAAGAATATGAATTCTACAAAAGGTCAATGACAACTGAAACTTTCGAAGAAGTTGTTCAACTTTGTAGAGATATACTAGCGTATACCCAAGAGAACACACCTGAATTACTAAAACAACCTGAGCCAGAACCTGGTTTAGATATACCCGAAGGTATGAAAGAAGTAGAGCAAGAAGCTCAACCACCTATGGGACACGATGACTATTTACCTGAAGAAGAGGAAAATTCAAGCTCAAACGATGGAGAATCTGGAGAAGAGGACCCAAGCGCAGAAGATGAAACATCTTCTTCTTCCGAATCTGGGGATGGGGACGAATCTGACGATCGCAAAGAGGACAATTATACTAGCTCAGAGAGCGACGATGATGACACCCCATCCATGGAGGGTTCACTCCAGGATTCCAAAAAAGGCAAAGACGGAATTGACGATGAGTCAGAAACGGACGTAGCTAATAGAGCTATTGAAGAAGACCTAATCGATACAGATGATCGGGGTCGACAAGTTCAATTTATGACAGAACCTAGGCCTGAGCTTAGGAAAAAGGTGATTATTAGTTATAAGCAATTAGCTAAAGCAAGGAAAGAAAAGATTCAAGAGGTATTTGATACCTATCCAGGTGGTAGACTTCAAGACTCTTTGGAATTCCACAGAAAGAATTTAAAACCTTATCTTAAGCAAGTTACTCGATCTGCTAATTATGCAGTTAAAGAATTTGAAATGAGAAAGGCCGCTTACCAATGGCAAAGGGCCCAAACTGCTAAGTCAGGTTCCTTAGATGTTAACTTGGTTCATTCTTACAAATATAATGAAGACATATTCGCAAGAGTTACCCAATTGGCTAATGCAAAGAACCACGGTATGATTATGTTTATCGATTATTCTGGATCTATGTCTACCACATTAGGTCAAGTAATTGATCAACTTATTCATCTAGTCGTTTTTTGCAAAAAGGTTAATATTCCATTTGATGTTTATGCCTTTACTACTAACAATCATATTCCTCCAGAAGAAATCAGAGATGGTGAAATAGATGTTAGAGATATGCATTTAACCCAACTAATTAGTTCTACTCTTGGTAAGAAAGATTACCTAGGAGCTTTAGAAGGTCTTTATATAAGAAAGATGGCTAATGAGAGCGGATGGGATTACGACGAAGAAGGATTTATAAGCGAATATGATATTACCCCAAGAGAGGAAGAATATGGATCAACTCCATTATCTCAAGCGCTAGTACTTGGTCATAGAATGATTAGAGAATTTAGAGCTAAACACGGTATTGACAAGATGAACTTGATAGTTCTAAGCGACGGAGATTCAAACGGACTTCGATGTAAGAGAGATTACTCAAGGAACCAAGAAAACATAGCTAGTATTCAAACCCATGCGGCCAATCTTCTAGTCGATAAAAAGATCTTAAAACTAGAGAATACTGGATATCGAGCAACACAACAACTACTTCAGAATATAAGTAAAAGATATAATTGCCAAACCCTAGGCTTCTTCGTTTCAGATAGTTCACATGACTGGACTAGGAAGCTTTTCCAAAGTGGGTTTCGTTATGAAGATAGACCCGGAGTCAATAAAGAATATAGAAAGCACAAATGTGTTACTGTACAGAATGCCGTAGGATATGATGAATTCTACATGGTTAAAGGTGGATCAGCTTTATCCGCTCAAGAAGATGAATTTGAAGTTGATTCAGATGCATCAAAAGCAAAACTTAGAACCGCCTTTAAGAAGTTCGCTACTTCTAAAAAGAACAACAAAACCCTATTAACCAATTTTGGTAAAAAGGTAGCTTGATATGAGAAAATATCATAAAAAAGTTCAAATAGGGGGTTTACAAAAGGACCATTATGTGGTATAATGGTACCCATACATTAAATAATTAAGGAGTTAATTTATATTATGAGCACTTTGAAAAAGTCAACCGAGATCATCCTGGAGGAACTCGTAAAAAGGAATCCAGATTCAACCGAGTTTAAAACTCAACAAATTACTTCAACCGCAGATGAACTTGGCTATAAAAAGTCAGATTACCTACCTTTGATCGATGGCGAATTTCGATCTAGGATTGGTTGGTATAACCTAGCTCATTTGGTTGAGCCAATCAGGAAATCTAATGTGCTAAACATGCCAAAAACAGCGGCCGCCATGGCACCGCAATCGATCGTTAATAAAGATAAAACCTTTGCAAAGGTTGATCCAACTTTCGTACCTTGGGGTTCTTATGCAGACATTATTAAGGTGATCAAATCAGAAATGTTTTATCCAGTTTATATATCTGGTCTTTCTGGTAATGGTAAAACCTTTATGGTTGAGCAAGCAGCCGCTAAGCTCAATAGAGAATTTATTAGGGTTCAAATTAACCCTGAAACCGACGAAGATGATTTGATCGGTGGATTTAGGTTGGTTAATGGCGAAACCGTTTTCCAAAAAGGACCAGTTCTTAAAGCAATGGAGAACGGAGCAGTTCTTCTTCTTGATGAGATTGACCGAGCTACCAACAAGATCATGTGTCTTCAAGGTATCTTGGAAGGTAAACCAGTACTTGTTAAAAAGACTGGTGAGATCGTTTCTCCAGCACCTGGTTTCAACATCTTAGCAACAGCTAACACTAAAGGTAAAGGTTCAGAAGATGGACGATTTACCGCAGCTTCTATAATCGATGAAGCTTTCCTTGAAAGGTTTACTATCTCAGTAGATCAGAAATTTGCTTCTCCAATAACTGAGAAGAAAATTCTTAATAAGCACTTCGACAAGTTCGGTGCTTCTGATCCTGAGTTTACAGATAAACTAATTGATTGGGCTGATATTATTCGTAAAACTTTTTACGATGATGGTGTTGATGAAGTTATCTCAACCCGTAGGCTTTGCCACATCGTTCAAACTTTCTCTATCTTTAAAGATAGAATGAAAGCTATTGATCTTTGCATAGCTAGGTTCGATGATGATACTAAAGAAGCTTTCTTAGACCTTTACACAAAGGTTGATTCGGGAGTTGAAGTTGAAGATGTATCTATAGAAGAAGAAGATACTGTGATTGAGGATGATGAAAATATCCCATTCTAAATAGTGGTTTACTTTTCTATTAAAGTGTGGTATAATATAGATTATGTATAAAAACATTGAATATAAATTTAACGAAGGCGAGCTCACTAAAGAGCTTGCCGCCTATATAGATAAGACCTATGATTCACATTATAGCAAAAATAAATTTCAGTCTACTGAGTTTATTGTTGACTGTGGTCATGGTATAGGTTTTGCAATAGGTAATATTCTTAAATACGCTCAACGTTATGGGCGTAAAGGATTACCTGAGGATCATAGATCCGATCTTATGAAAGTGTTGCACTATGCGATTATTGCCTTATCCATTCATGACGAGGAAAATAAAAATGCAAATTAGCAAAGCAACACTAGAAGTATTGCATAACTTCGCCGCGATTAATCCCAATATTATGTTTAGTCCCGGTCAAACGCAAAAAACAATAGCTGAAGCCAAGAATATTATGGCTCAAGCTGAAACCGTAGATGATTTCCCTAGCGGGTTTGGGATATATGATTTAAATGAATTCTTATCAGTTATTAATCTGATTGATGGTGCAGAACTAGAATTCGGTGAGGGTCATGTATTAGTTAAGAATGATCATTCTAGAATTAAGTATTATTATTCAGAACCTGATATACTTACTACCCCAACAAAAGAAATCAATATGCCAGATCCTGAATTTAGTGTTAATATCACTGATGATCATCTGGCCCAAATAAGGAAAGCAGCTGCAGTACTAGGACATGCTGAATTGGTTCTAACCAATCAGGGTCCGCATGTAACCGCAGAGGTTTATGATGTAAATGATTCTACATCTAATAACTATTCCTTATCAGTTGATCTAAACAACGAATGTGGTGGCGAATTTAAATTCGTCTTTAGCATACCAAATTTGAAATTACTTCCTGGAGATTACTATGTAAGTATTAGCTCCAAGCTTATATCACACTGGACAAATACAGATTATCCAGTAAATTATTACATAGCACTTGAGAAAGGAAGTGAATACAACGTATAAATATATACGTAAGAATTATTCTCATACATCATATATTGGTAATGAGGATATAGGTGGTGATGCGAATTATCGGTCACCAGAATATAGTCTACTTGCAAGGAGAAAAAAATGACTGAAGAAGTAGTAAACTCAGAAGAGCAGGGCCAAGCTCCTCAACTTTCTCTTCAAGACATTGCGACAGCTGTACAGATTATTGACATCTGTTCAAGGCGTGGTGGTTTTGAAGGACCTGAACTATCAGCTGTTGGTGGTTTGAGGGAAAGGTTCGTAGCATTTGTTAATGCAAATGCGAAAGCCGGTGAAGAAGTTGAAGG